CATCGCCTTGATGCGGGTAAACAGGGCGGGCTTTTCATCTGCCACGTCCTCAAACTCGATCAGGGTTTCTTCAGCGGCAGAGAAAACGTTGTCAGGATGCTGCTTGCGGTTTGCCAGCGGGTTCGCTCCGGCGCTGGCGCTGAACTGCAGCATTTCCGTGCCGAGGCTGGCCGGATCGTCGGTCACGGCCAGGCCAATCAGATAGGCCGCGCCGGTGTCCGCGAACTCCGGGCGGATTTCCATAGAGGTGAAGATTTTCTGCATGGTGCCGGTCAGCGTGACCAGCTCGTCGGTCGGGTTGATCAGGGCATACAGCCCCAGCTTGCCTTTCAGCGGGCCGTCGCTGATTTCTTCGGCGTCCAGCGCTTCCACTACGCCGAAGCGGCGAAACGGGCTGTCAGGCGTGTAGCCTTTGATGTGCTCCATGTTGATCACGGCGGTGTACAGCTCAGGGCTGTAATTTGCCGCCATCTGCTCAAGCCAGCTTCGCTCGATGGTGCGCCCGTCCGTGGTGGCACCTTCCACCCCGATACGAAAACGCTTTGCTTTCTTTGCCATTGTCCAGGCTCCGGTCAGTAAAACTCTGTGAGGCCCTATGGTTGCGGCGGCAGGGGTATCGAAACAACGCGCGGACGTTGTGCGGGAAACCACACAATGAGGGATGGCGGAAAAGGAAGCGGCGGGGCCGTATTTTGGCTGCATGAACATGACACCCGCCCCCGACGACCTCGATCCCCGCAGGCAGGCTTTACTGCTTTACTTTCAGGGATACCGTATCGCCCGCATTGCTGAAATGCTGGGAGAGAAACCCGCAACCGTTCACAGCTGGAAAAAGCGCGATAAGTGGGGCGACTATGGACCGCTGGATCAGATGCAGCTGACCACAGCCGCACGCTACTGCCAGCTCATCATGAAGGAGCAGAAGGAAGGGAAGGACTTTAAGGAAATCGACCTGCTGGCGCGCCAGTCCGAGCGCCACGCCCGGATCGGCAAGTTCAGCAACGGTGGCAATGAAGCGGACCTGAATCCGAACGTGGAGAACCGGAACAAAGGCCCGCGTAAACCACCGGAAAAGAACCTTTTCAGCGACGAACAGATTGAGAAGCTGCAGGAGGTTTTCCACGGCTCGATGTTCGGCTATCAGCGCCAGTGGTGGGAAGCCGGAAATAAATATTCGGTACGCAATCTGCTGAAGTCGCGCCAGATTGGTGCGACCTTCTTTTTTGCCCGCGAGGCGCTGATCGATGCGCTGACCACCGGGCGCAATCAGATTTTCCTGTCAGCCAGTAAGGCGCAGGCGCACGTCTTCAAGCAGTACATTATTGAGTTTGCCCGCGAGGTGGACGTAGACCTGAAGGGCGACCCGATGACGCTCAGCAACGGCGCGTGCCTGTACTTCTTAGGCACCAACGCCCGCACCGCGCAGAGCTACCACGGCAACCTGTACCTGGATGAATATTTCTGGATACCCAAGTTTCAGGAACTGCAGAAAGTGGCGTCCGGCATGGCGCTGCACAAGAAGTGGCGCGAAACCTACTTTTCCACCCCGTCCAGCCTCACCCACAGCGCCTATCCGTTCTGGTCCGGTTCGCAGTTCAACAAGGGCCGGGCCAAAGGGGACAGGGTTGATATCGACCTCAGCCATCAGTCACTGGCCGCCGGGCGCCTCTGCGAAGACGGCCAGTTTCGCCAGATCGTCACGGTTGAAGATGCGGTGCGTGGCGGCTGTGACCTGTTTGACCTGGAGCAGCTGCGCACGCGCTACAGCCCGGAGGACTATCAGAACCTGCTGATGTGCGTATTCATGGACGATCTGGCGTCGGTGTTCCAGCTGGCCATGCTGCAGAAGTGCATGGTGGACAGCTGGGAAGTCTGGACTGACTTTGAAGCGCTGGCGCTGCGGCCGTTCGGCTGGAAAGAGGTCTGGATCGGCTATGACCCTGCGAAGGGCACGCAGAACGGCGACAGCGCCGGATGCGTGGTCATGGCACCGCCTGCCGTGCCGGGCGGTAAGTTCCGCATCCTTGAACGGCATCAGTGGCGCGGAATGGACTTCCGGTCACAGGCTGACGCCATCAGGACGCTGACGCAGCAGTATAACGTCACCTATATCGGCATCGACTCCACCGGCGTCGGGCTGGGCGTGTATGAGAACGTCAAAGCGTTTTTCCCGCAGGTGAAGGAGTTTGTCTATAACCCGAACGTGAAAAACGCCCTGGTGCTGAAGGCTTACGACACCATCGCCAGCGGGCGGCTGGAGTTTGACGCCAGCCACCTCGACATCGCGCAGTCATTCATGTCTATCCGCAAGGCCACCACGGCCAGCGGCAACCGTCCGACCTATGAAACCAGCCGCAGCGAAGAAGTCAGCCACGGCGATTTAGCCTGGGCGACCATGCACGCGCTGGCAAACGAGCCGCTGCAGGGACAGGCGGCACACACGCAGAACATTGTGGAGATTTACTGATGAGCAAACGCAGGAACCGCACCCGCACGCAGCCCGTGCCGCAGCCGGATAACATGACCAGCGGGGCAGCGTCGGAGGCGTTTACCTTTGGCGACCCGATCCCGGTGCTGGACCGCCGCGAACTGCTGGACTACGTGGAGTGCGTTATCAATGATCGCTGGTATGAACCACCCGTGAGCGTTGACGGGCTGGCGCGCACCTTCCGCGCCGCCGTGCATCACAGCTCACCTATCAGCGTAAAGTGCAATATTCTGGCGAGTACCTTTATCCCGCATCGCCTGCTGAGTCAGCAGGCGTTCAGCCGCTTTGCGCTGGATTACCTGATTTTCGGTAATGCCTACCTGGAGAAGCGGACCAGCCGCCTCGGTAACGCGCTGAAGCTGGAGCCATCGCTGGCGAAGTTCACCCGGCGCGGCCTTGACCTGGATACGTATTGGTATGCGCACTATGGCATTAACACGGAGCCGTATGAGTTTGCGAAGGGTAGTGTGTTTCACCTGATGGAGCCGGACATCAATCAGGAGATTTACGGCCTGCCGGGCTACCTGTCGGCTATCCCGTCGGCGCTGCTGAATGAGTCGGCTACGCTGTTCCGTCGCAAGTATTACCTTAACGGCAGTCATGCGGGTTTCATCATGTACATGACCGACCCGGCGCAGAGCCAGCAGGACGTGGACAATATCCGCGGTGCCATGAAAAGCGCAAAGGGCCCTGGCAACTTCCGCAACCTGTTTATGTACAGCCCGAACGGGAAAAAGGACGGCATCCAGATCATCCCGCTGTCAGAGGTGGCGGCAAAGGATGAGTTTCTGAACATCAAGAACGTGAGCCGCGACGACATGCTGGCCGTTCACCGCGTGCCGCCCCAGCTAATGGGGATCATCCCGAACAACACCGGCGGATTTGGTGATATTGAAAAGGCCAGCAAGGTGTTTGTGCGCAATGAACTCATGCCATTGCAAAAGCGTTTTGAAGAACTTAACGTTTGGCTTGGAGAAGAGGTAGTAAAATTTAGTCGTTATGAATTAGAGTCTGAATAATATAAGGATAGGAGCATAATTTATATGCTCCAATACATTTACCAACTAAACAATGATTTTGCGCGGATTGCAGGAACATCTACAGTGTTTCTTTTAGCTGCAGGTTCCATGGCTTTTCTTTTGTCAAAAGCCTGATCTATGTAAAATTCTGGGTTTTTTATAAAATCAGAGTATTTTACTAGTGAGCAAAAAACATCCGTATCGTTGTAATGCGGGACCGTTGTTTGGTAAACATGATTTTCTTTTATTAAATAAGGCAAGTAATAGTCATATCCCCACCCGACCTTTCTAAGGTTGAGCCCACACCCACAACCTCCATCTGCACATGTTGCTGGAGTAAAAACATAATCATAAATTTCGTCTCTAATGACACCAATCAATCCATTATAGTTGTCACCCCAAAGCGAAGCTTGTATTTCAGAATTAACAAACGGCCTATTTTTCGTTTCACTCCCAATTAACACTATAGTGACCGTCGTATCAGCTAGATAGTCTTCGCGAATCTTTCTCATAATGGACTCTTCGCTTATTGTCGTACTTATATCCCCATCACTAACGGATTTATCTATGAAATTAGCACCCCCAAACTTTTCTATTAGTTCATCTTTTAAATCTTGTTCATTTGCGTGATGGTAGCTCAAAAAAGTTTTATGCATTACTAACTCCATTTCTTTAAGTTAACATTAAATTTAGTAGCAAATTCACCACTAAAAAATTTATTCACATCAGAGAATCCATCTAATATTTTATTAAAATGATAATAATGGATTTGCACTGTGCCTATAGGGGTTAAGTGGTAGGGCAATGAAATGAAATCCCCATTATTATTTTTATCCTGAGTAAGAACACTATCCTTCTCTGACACATATTTATGCCAGCGCCTGTAGTTATTTTGATGTTCAGTCAGAAAAATATTCAGCACCTTCAAAGCTTCATTTGCAATATTGTACAGCTCTCTATCTCGTTGCCTTTTCAAATTTAGGATTCTTATTTCTGTCCTAATGAAATTATAGCATTCAAAATATGAGTTAAGCACTTCATCAAATGCATCATGATGAGCATCTAACTTGAATAAGCTCCTCTTGGTATCAAGGTAATTCTTAATTGTTTTTTTGAACAGAATGTCAGAGTTATCAAAAAGAACATTTACTCCTCCAAAATTTAATTGCTCAATTCTGAATGAGTAACGTTTATAAGCAGCACCAATGATTAACAAGTAAGCAACCAAGCATAAAATTAGAACCGATAAAAATGCCTTTATGATTCCGACATTGGACATAAAGTTCGCAGTAAACCACCATTTTTCAAATGGTGAAAAGGGTATAGACCCCATGAAAACCATGAGTAGTGCAAACAAACTGCCCCAGGCAAGCCAGTATTTTAACATAGGATTAATCCGTAAAATTTTCTTACGAATTTACAACAAAATTTTGTGTTTTAAAAGCTCTTGCGCGCGCTCGTAGCCCCGCCACGCCTGCCCGCTTTATGTAGTGGTTTTCATGCAGGTGCATGATATAAGCAAAAGCCCGCCAGAACTGGCGGTGCAGCGTTTAGCCGATCCTTAAACGATCATGCGATCTCATGCACTATAGACATGCATCACAAGGGAAATGTAAATACCAACCAAATGACCGCTTGAGAAACGAAGCAGACAAGCTAACAAAGCTGAAGATCCGCTTTGACCGAAAAACAAACGTACAGTTGGGGCACTAATTTTACCTGTTTTGAGTTTCTCAAATCCAGTCAGACATAATATAAATTTTTTCATAATGCACGGATGACGCTATCAACCTAGATAGTGCTCAATTTTATAAAAAATAAATTGCTCTTGATAAGAATCGCTTCTTATGAGAATGTTTATTCAATATCAGATTGGTATAGCCTTATCAAGGAGAATTTATGAGTAAAGCATTCCTTTCACATTCATGGGCTGATAAAGAATTTGTCAGGTCAGTTGCGCATGATTTAGGAAGACAATATTGTGTATTTGATGAACAAATGTTTGATACTTCAGAAAGCTTCAAAGATTCTATTGAAAAACACTTATCTGATAGCTCTATTTTCGTTCTTTTTGCTAGCAAGTTATCGCTTAAAAGCATATGGGTAGATTTCGAAATCACAGAGGCTAGATACCAAACTTTATTAAAAAATATGGAGAAAGCAATAGTATTTATTATTGATTCGGAGATAAGCTTTGGAGATTTACCTCCATGGTTGAGTCGTGCTAAGGTTTTATCAGTTAATATTCCAAAACTAGTATCCAGAGAAATTAGACATCAGATTGACAGAAGTTTAATGGCGACTCACAAACAATACTTTGAGGGGCGCACAGCTGATCTTGAAAGATTTCAAATTATGATGACACCTATAGGGTTACCAGCTCCTAGGGTTGCCTCTATATTTGGACTTCCTCATATAGGGCGTCGCACATTTTTAACTCACGCAGCTAATCTTACATTAGCTTTTAACAGACTATTACCTATAAACATTTCTGATGGAGATGAGTTAGTAGATGTTGCAGTAAAACTTTCTACTCAATTAGAACCATATTCAACTAAAGAAGGTTTTGAGTATATTATTAAAACCGTAAAAAATGAAACCGAAACTCAACTAATTGGAAGGATAAAAAACCTTCTAATCACAGCGATAGCTAATAAAGAATTACCAGTCTTAATAGATGATGGCGGCATTTTTACTTCAGATGGTTATCATAGGCAATCGATTCGTACTATATTAACCAATATAGCATCAATAAATGAAATATATTTATTTGTTATCTCTAACAGAAAATCTAACGAATTAGATAACTCATTACCTTTAAATCCACTACCTCAAGAGCATGTAAAACGTTTAATATCAAAAGCAGCAACTGATAACAGCATAGTTTTAACAGCAACTCAAATATCAGAGCTAAGTGAATATATTAATGGTTTTCCGCCATCTGTTTACTATGCAGTTAAATTATTGAAAATATATGGAATAGAAGCACTGTTGTCTGAGAAGTATAAACTTGTTCAGTTTAGAGTTTCTTTTTTTGTTAATTTCTTGACTAAGCATGTTTTTGATACAACTGACAAAAAAATATTGAATTTGTTAGGTAAATATAGCCCAATCCCTATCAACGTTATAGTTGATGTAGTGGACTCGGATGCTAAGCAGGTTGCAGGTAGTGTAATTAAACTTATTGAACACTCATTAGTTGTATTAAATGATAATGGGTTATATGAAATTTCAGATCCTATTGCTGATTCAGTAATTAACTTGTTCCGCGAAGAAGGAGATGTTGATCATACAGCTACTTACAATTCTTTAAATAAGTATTTAGCCTCTCAAAATGAAGAGTTGCCAAGATTAGACCTCATGAGGTTGTTGTTTAAAGCTGCAGCACGCAGCGGGCAATCAATCGACGAAACATTTCACATGTCAAATGATTTAATAAAGCTTGCAGAAGAATATTATCACCAGAGAGATTTTAAGCAATGCATTCGATTTGCTGAGCTATCTCTTCATGAGATCCCCCATAACGAAAAGGCTACAGAGTTACTTATTAGAAGTTTTATACAGGATGAACAATGGGATCATGCATTAGGACGTATCGATTCTTATTCGCGCCATGCTCCAAGAAAAAATATATCTTTCCTTCGTGGATTTTATCATAGAAAAAGAGGTGAGCTAGTTGATGCGATAAACTATTTTCTTGAGTCTGAAAGAAGTGGACATACGGGCGTTTCACTTAAACGTGAACTAGCTATGTGCTATTACTTAAATAATCAAATTGCAGAGTCAAAACGTTATGTTTTGGAGGCAATGAAACGTAACGAAACAAAATTTATTGTAGACCTATTTATTCAAATTGCCACTCGAGAAGGTAATGAAGAACAAGCTAGAAAAGGGTTACTTAAGCTTGAACAACTTGATACGGTTTCATTTGTGCAACATCGGTTATCAACAGTTGAATTAAGGTTTGGTGACGTATCTGCAGCGTTAGATGCCGCCAAAAATGCTTTGGCATGTTTCAAAGGAGAACGACCACCTTTTGGAATCCTTTCCCAATTAGCTACTTGTTATACTCGCTCGGGAAAACTTTCAGAAGCGGAAGATATTATAAGTCGTTTATCAAAACAATTTGATAATAAGAAAAATGACATAAGGCTAGGATTGGAGTGTCGATTGGAAATTGAAAAAGGGCGTTATTCCGTGGCGTTAAAAATCCTTTCTCGCATAAAAAATAAAGATTTACTGGTTTACAAAGCGATGGAGCGAGATGCGCTAACCGGAGAGTTGAAGGTAAGTGCTTTGACAGACAAACAAAGAATAGAATACACAGAAAGCCTTTCGAAGCTTAACTATGAACTTGATACTAAAGATGTTACAAACTCGTGGATGGAGTTGATAAAATAATAATTAAGAATAAGGGTTTGGGATATTCTCTCAAACTCTGTAAATATTTTTTAGTGATTCATATAATGGATTTAATATTTCTACCGTGTTAGTTCGTTCCTTCGCCGCTTAAAGATCTGAGATATCTATAATGTCTGCTTCTGGCACAAAGCGGACGATCATTTTCAAAATGACCACCACGGCTAACGCCTCGCAATTTCTCGTTGTTCAACGTTGCCAGCGACAAAATAAATTTTGACGCTGGCAACGTTATCAGTGTTGATACTGCCAGCTATAGTCTTCCCATACTGCCTGCAGAATATCCATAACACTCTTTTTATTATCGTCCTGTCTGACTCCGCTCAGGACCACTCCGTTAGCACTACCCTTACGGGTACGAATACCTGTTTCGGGGTAAATCGGCAGGAAATTTCTTTAAAGCTCAGCTTCAAGGGCGCTGGGAATGTCTTCACTGATTTTCGGCTCTTTGTTAATCATGATTTCAATATGCATAAGTCCCTCTCAATGGCGTTTGACTTCAGATTTAAATGATTTGGCTTTTCTAAGCTCAGTCATCAATTCACCTGATAACTCTACTAACCAGTGAATAGCCATCTCTTTTTCTTCAAAATCGCACGTATCAAAAGCAACTTTTTTTAAAATAAAATCAATGCGCTGGAGTTTAATCTCCTCCAGAAGATAATCGCTCATTTGTCCTGCCTCGACACAATAACTGTATATGCGTACAGTATAGTATGAGTAATCAAATGTGAACTGTTTTTTAAGTTAAAATGGCCCTGCTCGCGTAAATTTGAAAATTTAATAGCTATGAGGACCAACAACTTATGAGAAAAGCATGCATCGAACTTCACTCTCCGTTGCGTACTGCATACCTCATTGCCGGTGAACGAGGAACCGGCAGAACATTGCTTGAAGTGCGGCTTTCAGCCCATGACCCATTGGCACCCGATACGATCAAATGGCAAAAAGCGATTGCTTTATGCCAGCAGAAAGCAGCCCTGCTTAAATATGAAGTGACAGTTATTCTCGGACGGCGATTAGCTGGCGATATTTAGATGCCACCAGAAGGGTAGACATGCTGATTGCTACAGCCTTGCCTCTTGCAGTCTGCCCTTATCAAAAAATAATCGCATATTTGCTCCCGCATTAAGATTACATCCCTGTAAAAGCAACTTAATTTCCTCATCGCTGCCATTAAAACCTCTGGCTTTTAGTTCCAGCTCTAACCGCCTGATCTGTGGCCCCGTACAGTTATTGACAGAACTCCAAGGGGCGGCAATGCCGCCAGAAAAACCAGCCTCCGCTGACACTTCGGCCAATTTAGCAACCTTTTCCCACTTGACCAGGCGCGTCATAACTTCTGAATCCGGTACCATGGGCGAATAGATACCCTGCACACGCTGAACATCTTCGCCGTACTCATTACCCATTTCGGTAAGTTCATAGCAAAGACGGATCACTAAATCCTCACGCGCAACTAACGGCCCGCCCTGCGCCATCGTATAGGACGCCCAACAGCTGGCAACGGAAGCTGACGCCAGCACCGCATCCATCTGCTTATCTGGCAGACGTGCATCACCCATACGGCGCAGCTCACGCCAGACAGTCACAGGCGCACCGCCGATCTGCTGAAACTGACGAATACGCCAGCGTGAAGCCCATGCCGAAACAGCCTTAGCCATGTCGCGCATATTTGCGCCGGTTTCATCATCTTTCTCGCCGTCCATCGCGTAACCGTCGATATTCTTTGAAATATATTTGGCGATATAGCCTGTCGCACTGCCCTTCTCAGGGTCGATCGGCTCGGCATGAAATCGTGCTTTCATTGCCTGCGGTGTGGTCAACTCCCCGGAATCCTCTTTATAAGCCTGATCACGCATGATTTGCTGAACCCGCTGGACGTTTTCAGGGCGCATAAACAGCAGCATGTGCCAGTGCGGCGTGCCGTCGTGGTGAGGTTCAACAACGCGAAAGCCAAAGCCATGAATAGCTTCGCGTGACAGTGCCGCGCGGATCCTCGCCCATACACGGCAGAGATAACGCTGGGTGTCACGTGGGCTTGAACCGTTCCACTGAGAAACAAAGCCGCCCTGGCTGTAAACTGCGTGATAACTTGATGGTGCTGTGATTGTATAAAACTCACCTACACACCCTGTTTCATTAGCGACATCCTCAAACCCACGCATTCTGGTCATCAATTCGCGGCGGCGTATTGCCGGATTGGACACGCTGCGGTTGACCATTTCATCCAGCGCAATACGGTCCCCGTCCTGATTGATGAGATCAAAGCGTTTGAAGAATTCACGGTTACGTTTTTTCTGCTCTATCCATTCGGCCAGCGTGCTGCGAGACACGTATGGTGATGCGGATTTCTGTACCTGCCCAACCGCGATAGCCATGTGTTCACGCTGTAAATCTCGCATCTGCTTCAGGCGGCCACGCCACCATTCAGGAGCCATCATACGAAGCAGACCAGACTGGGCTTTGCGCAGAGGCAATTCACCTTTAGCTGAACAGAACTCTGCCCAGTAAGGTGGCTGCGTTCCTGTCAGCGCAGCCAGTTCAGCGATGTAACGGTATCCGGTAAGCGTCACAGCCAGTTCGTCGGCCTCATGTGGCATGGAGACCTTATCAACGAACTCAGCCAGACTTTGTGACAGGAAAGAGGCCACCTTATAAGCCAGATCGCGAATATCCTGGCGGTCCAGCGTAGGAAGGCGATCAAGCTGTCTGATAAAGGGCAGCTCAAACTGCGCCGCATCGTTCAGCCGGTAGCGACTGCGTACAAGCTGCAGACGCGGCAATACGCTCTGGCCGATGGTCTGGCGAAGAAACGCATTAGCTCGTCGACGGCCATGTTTTCCTGAAAGGATTTTTTGATAGCGGTCAGCGAAATACCCGGCCAGGTAGTCGGGCATATCATGCAGGTACTGGCTCCGCCACACGTGGTCATCGGGGTTAGCGTTCCAAAGCTTCAGCTCAGCCAGGGTCATGTCACGCGGCGTTCTGAGGCCATAATTCTCACGCTGCATTTTCAGGGCAGCGTGATAGTCACTATTAGACTCAGCAGCGTTTACGGCAATATCGGTCACATTGAAGCCATATGTTGAAGATGGCGGACAGCAATAATCTCCGCTGCGCGCTTACCCTCTCCGGCAGCTACGCCAACAGAGCGGGCAGCTGCGACTTTTGTCAGGTCAAATTCGCGGTAGATGCTGCGGGTAAAAAGTGTGTCGCTGTTTGAAACGATGACCTGGTTACGCTCAGAGATACCCAGCAGGATGCAGGCCAGCGAGTGCTGATCATCGTCGCTGAACCCTTCGGTGTGATAAGCAGTGAATGTGCCGTGATACGGCGGATCGCAGTACACGACATCACCGGCACGGACCATGCTCAGGGTTTCGCTGTACCCCAGACATTCAAAAGTCGCGCGCTGAGCCTTTGCGGCAAACGCTTCGATTTCGGCCAGCGGGAAATATGGCTCTTTATAATTGCCGTAAGGGTTATTGAATTCACCGCGCTTGTTATATCGGCAAAGGCCACGATAGCCATGGCGGTTCAGGTAGAGGAATTGTGCAGCACGCTCCAGCAGTGGCAGCGACGCGGTGAAATTGAAGTCATTGCGAACCTTATAATAACTCTCTTCAGTTTTGTTCTGATTGAAGAGCGAGGCCGCCACGACAATAAACGGGCGCGTATGCTCTTTAACCTGGCGATAGAGGTTAATCAGATCGGGATTAACATCCGCCACCAGATAAGCCGGGTAATCAGTATTCATCATGACCGCACAGGAACCGGCAAACGGCTCAACCAGACGATCACCTGCGGGCAGGTGCTTAATCAGTTCAGGCATCAGGCCGGACTTGCTGCCGGCCCATTTCAGGATGGTTTTCATAATGCCGCCCCTTTGTAATGCACGCTTTTCAGCTCACTGATTCCTTTGCAGGTCACGCAGAGGGAAACGCCCGGCAGTGCGCGGCGGCGCTTTTCCGGGATTTTTTCGCCGCACGACAGGCAAAAAAACTCACTCGCCCCTGCAGGGCGGTGAGTAGCGTTAGCCAGATTGCGCGCCAGTTCTTCCTGCACGCGCTGCTGTACCATATCCATTGAATCAGCCATCAATGCAGCTCCTGCGCCTGGTTCTCAAAGCGTTCTGCTTCTTTGTCCAGTAGCTCGATGATTTCCGCCGCTGACATTTCCTGCTGGCGGGCATGAATTGCCAGTGCGGCCAGGCGGATAGAAACGGACAGAGCATCGTCACTGCGCTGCTCAGTTTTTGCCTTGCTCAGCAGGGCATTTAGCGCGTCGTCATCAGCTTTAAAATTACGGGTCTGGATATTTCGCATTTCTCTTTCTCCTGAATTCGGGCAAAAAAATGCCCGGCGGGTTTACGCCATTTAATTTCGTTGGGTTAATTAATTAGGTAACGTCAGATTCTTTGGAAATAAACTCACGACTGCTTTTAAGTGATTCATTGCACTAATCAGCGCCTTAACTTCGTCACTCGTCAGTTCACTGAAATCAACGCTGTGACGTTCTTTGCTGATATTAGCCAGGAAGAAAATTGCGCTCAGTGCGCGGCTATTCTGTTCAGCCTGATGATCACGCTTATTACGCATATCTGCGATAAAGCGTTTGAGTTCATTGCTGCAATCGCCGTACATCATGGTACGAAGCGCAGAGATATGATTAAGCGCACTTGCGCGTTGCCCCGCGTTCATCTGAACAGTAATACTTTCAGCTTTGTAACCCATGATTCTTTCCTCTTACCCGTTAATCCTGCCAGCAGTTCGGCCTGTGAAATTGCCGGGTGCCAGCGCCTGCCCTTATCTGCCGCAATCCAGCCGTGGCCGTATGCGTGTGACGGACTTTGCCGCTTCAGAAGCGGAGCCACTGAAAACGCCATATCTCAGACCATCCCGATTGATGCACCGATACCGCTTAACACATCAGCAGTACCTGAAAGTGCAGGGTTAGAATGTACTCGTGCCTGAACCGCCAGTGCTGCCAGAGTCAGACAGCGGATCCCTGCGTGTACGTTCTGGACCAGACTACGGCGGCAGGCAGTTGTTAATTGCTCCTGGCAGACCACACCGGCAGCCAGCTGCCCCACTTCGGCAGTAGCCTTTAGGACATAAGCAGGCAAATTCTCATGCGCCATTTCGTTAACCGGAACACATGGCAAGCACTGCAGTTGCGCCAGCGCACCGTCGATCAGCGTTGCGTCTTCAGTGAGATCGGTCAGCAGCAGCATTTCACGAACGGTTAACTGGTGAACCTGCTCCGGGTTGAGTTTGTTACGTATGGTTTGTGGGTTCAGCCCGGCTTTATTAGCCAGCTGGATAATGTTGTGCTTCAGTGCAAACGCCCGGCAAGCATCATCAAAATGGCTATGTGTAGAAACTCGAAAATCAAACATGCAATCACCCTTCCCTGTTCCGATAATGCTATTGAGTACTTTTTAAGGAATTGCGGCTCAATGACTTGGAGATTTTTGCTGCTTGCTGCTCAGCCTCCTGATAAGAACGAATTGCATCAGCGCTTAGCGCCACAAGATTAATTAAAACTTTTTCGCGCTTGCCCTCTTTACCAAGACGATGACGAAAAGGAGACAAACGGCCATCGCCCAGCATCAGATCGATGGTACTCATATCAAGACCAGTAGCTTCGCTATAGCGCTCCTTAGTCATGTGAGGAACCAGAAGCGTGATTGAAATGTTGTTTTGCATCATGCAATACTCTCAATGTTTGCTTATTGATATCTAATTAAGCCCAATCAGACCTAAGAAGAACCCGAATTCGTACTTCGAGGACAATTTAGATCCGATTTGGGGTACCTGTCAAACTAAATTGAACCCCAATGAGAACTATGGACTTTAATACAGGTGGTCAGAAAGTAGTACAACGGCTTCTTGAGGCTTACGGCTTCAAGACTCGTCAGGCATTGTGTGACAAGCTCGGAGTAGCGAAAAGCACAATGGCCTCCAGATACATGAGAGACATATTTCCTGCTGATTGGGTGATTCAAGCATCCATTGAAACAGGAATTAATGTTGAGTGGCTGGCTTTTGGTACGGGGGGAAAGTACGCAAATGAGAACCACCTTACGTTAAAAGTTCCCAGTGCTGTGCTTGAAAATGGTGAACTCACTTCAGGTGAATCACTTTTTTATGATAAGCAGCTTTATCCAGAGGATCTGAGTTCACCTTGCGTACTCTTCGTTGGCAAGGGCAGATACCTTATGGACCAGGGTGCTAAAGACGTGTGTGATGGATTGTGGCTGATGGATATAGACGGCAAAAAGTCGATTAGAGAAGTGATGCGCCTACCTCAGCAGAAAGTAAGAATTTCCAATGAGTCAGGTAGTTTTGACTGCCCTATGTCTGACGTGAAGTTTGTGGGATTTGTCTCTTTGGTTATGCGCAAAGGCTAACTATGAGCGTGCGGAAACTTTCGACAGGGAAATGGCTTTGTGAGTGCTACCCACAAGGACGCGATAAGAAGCGAATCAGGAAGTCGTTCCCGACAAAAGGGGAGGCCGTTGCTTACGAACAATATGTAATGAATGAATCAGCAAGCAGGCCGTGGATCATTGAAAAAACCGACAAGCGATCTCTTTTAGAATTAGCTCAGCTTTGGTATGACCTGCACGGGCAGACTTTATCGTCGGGTTTAATGGTTTTCCGAAAACTGAAACTTATTGCTAACGCTTTGGGAAATCCTCGCGCCACCGACTTCACTGCAAATGATTTTGCCCATTATCGCAAGATGCGATTGAGTGGAGAAATTTATTTAGATAAGCGCTTTCCCTATGGTGCATCAAACACCACTTTAAATATGGACCACTCTCATTTGAACAGCATGTTTAGCGAACTTAGCAGGCTTGGTGAATGGTCCCTACCCAATCCACTTGAGAAGCTAAGAAAGTTAAGCACTACTGAGCGTGAAATGGCCTGGCTTGATCAGGAGCAGATAGCGCGTTTATTAGAAATCAGTAGCGCAGACGTCGATTTGAATCGCGTAATAAGAATATGCCTGTCTACCGGCGCACGATGGAGTGAGGCACAAAATCTTCGCAGGTCACAACTAAGCCCCAGCAAAATCACGTTCACCAATACTAAAAGCAAGAAAAATCGTACGGTGCCGATCTCGAAAGAGTTTTACATAGAACTTAACGGCATCAAGAAAGAAATCATGTTTGATGACTGCCATTACAATTTTTTAAGGGCAATCAAGAATTCATCTATTCACCTGCCCAAAGGCCAGATGACACATGTACTGAGGCACACTTTTTCTGCACACTTTATGATGAACGGCGGCAACATTTTAGTGCTTCAAAAAATCTTGGGGCATCATGACATCAGTATGACGATGAGATACGCCCACTTTGCCCCTGAGCATTTAGAAACAGCTATAAAACTTAATCCAATAACAATGGCAAAAAGTGGCGGCAGATTGGCGGCAGAGGTTAGTCCTCATTAACCCTTACTAACCTTAAACGTGGTTGTAAGTTACTGTTAAACATATAAATAACTGTTTTTGCTAGGTAAATATGAAAATCGGTCTTTTTTACGGTTCCAGTACCTGTTACACCGAAATCGTAGCGGAGAAAATTCGCGATTTTATTGGCGAAGAGTTAGTGACGCTACATAACGTGAAAGATGACGACCCACGCCTGATGGAGCAATACGACTTGCTGATCATGGGCATCCCGACCTGGGATTTCGGTGAGTTGCAGGAGGACTGGGAGGCGACCTGGACGCAGCTGCCCGCACTGAATCTGCAAAACAAGATTGTCGCGCTCTATGGCATGGGCGATCAGATTGGTTATGGCGAGTGGTTTTTAGATGCGCTCGGCATGCTGCACGATTTGCTGCAACCAATGGGCGTGCGTTTTGTCGGCTACTGGCCGCTTGAGGGTTATGAGTTCACCAGCCCTAAACCGCTGAGTGCCGATGGTTCGCAGTTTGTGGGTCTGGCGCTGGATGATGTAAATCAGTTTGAGATTACCGATGAGCGCGTTGAGCAATGGTGCGAGCAGGTGTTAACCGAAACCGCCGCGCTGCTCTGA